TCAGTATCCATCTCATTTCCATCTGGTCCTGTTAATCTAACTTTGTTTGTAGAAGAGAATCCAGAGATTCTTAACATACCATTTCTAACTGTACCGTCAGTTGCAGTTGCATAACTAGCAGTTTGAGTGAAGTTACCATTTGAATCCATAGAAACAGGGATAGCGTTCATCATTGTGATAGTAGCAGTACCTTTAGAGTTATCGAATAATCCATCATTATAATAGATATCGTATAAGTTTTTAGCTTCGTATACTGTTGGGTTACATCCAGCACCTACAACGCAATCTGGTAATTGGTCAGACATTGATGTGTGAGCAGAGTATTGCGGGTCGTTATGAACGTTTCCAGCTTCACCAGCAGCATTAACTCTAGATGAAGTTTGCGGTACGAAGTAGAATAATTTACCAATTGGCATATTCATAGCTTGTACAGAAACGATATCGTTAGCTAATAATTTAGAGAATACTCTTCTTACAATTGGGAATACAACTGTTTCGAAAGAACCAGATGAATCAGCCGCAGAAGTAGCTTCATTTAATAAATAAGAAGCTTCGTTCTCATATAACTGAGCGATGTTCTCCTTAACGTGACCTTTAAGACCTTCTAAGAAGCCTAAAGAATTCCATTTTTGTTGTGTTTGCGTTCTTACCGCTTTCATATGGTTTAACCCAATGTTTCCAACTTGTCCAGAATTTAATAATTGTGATTGTGACATAATTATAATTTTTGTTTTTGTTTTGTTAGTTTAGTTTTATTAAAATTTATCCTTGTTGTCTACTCTAGACATCAAATCTATAATTTTTTGTGTTCCTAGGTCTACATATGCAGTGTTCTCATTTAATTTTGAAGTACTACTTGATTTTTCCTTGGAAATTTTCCCTTCTATTGATTCAGAGATTGGTTGTTTATTAGCCAATTCTTTCTCGATAGATTTGTATAGTTTTTTAGACTCTTGAATGCTAGATACTTCATCATCAAATCTTTCGATAATGTTTCTCTTTTCATCCTTAGTTGTTGAATGTTCAGTAAATAATCTAGTTACATTAGTAAGATTAGTATTAAACACTACGACTTTACCTAGCATAGTTCTTTGCTCTTTAAGTGTAACAGTCATTTGAGCCGTTTTCCCTTTAAGTGCTTTCGCCTCTTTAAGTAATTTATCATAATCAGCTTTAGATACGTATTCAGTAGTAACGTTCGGAGCCTTAACTTTGTTTGCTTTCGCACCAGCACCTTCGATTTCAGTTTTCTTCGTAGTAACATTTCTGCCTTTACCTACTTGAATCTTTTCATCAATTGCTTCTTCGTTAACTTCGTCTTCGTTTACTTCGTCTTCGTTTACAGTTTCATCTTCCATGATGTGCTCACCATGACTATCTCCAGTTCCGTTTTGACCTTCATCGTCAAAACCACCTTCTAGATTGTCTCCAGCAAAGTTGTTCGGTGATTTCTCACTTCCAACAGGAGCACTTACACTTTCAATATCTTCCATTTCGTCTATTGCTATTTCATATACAACTTGAGATTCATTCATGTCGTAACCCTCATAAGTTTCTTCTTCTTCTTCCTCTTCTGCACCTTCAAGGTCAGACATTGGAAGTTCAGCAACTTCTTCACCACCCATTTCTGGTTCTAGTCCCATTTCTGGTTCTAATCCCATTTCTGGTTCCAGTCCCATTTCTGGTTCTAATTCAGCACCAATTTCTGGAGCCAATTCTGGAGCAGCTTCCGCACCAATATCACCTGTCTTAATGACAAACTCACCTGTTTCGTTTACTTTTAGTTCGATATCACCGTTTTCGTTACTTACGATTTGAATTTCATCATCACCAGTTAATTTCTTATATACTGCGATAACTTCATCATCTGATGCAGCTGTCATATCCATTTCGTCTCCGCTTGGTACCTCAGCACCCATACTTAATTCGTCACCTATTCCTAAGTCACCTGTTTCGGAGTCACCCATTTCTGGTTCAACTTCATCTCCAACGTTGTCAATTGGATTATCAGTATCAACTTCTTCTGCTCCATCTACAGGTGCTTCCGCATCTGCATCTATTGCAACGTCCGTATCCACTTCTACATCGTCAACATCTTCTTCTTCAAACTCATTTAGAGATTCTTTCACTAGGTCATCAATTTCTTCTTTCGCTATCGAACGAAGTATTTCTTTTGTGTTGGCATTTAAAGCTTCTTGGATTCTTTTCGCATCCAATGCAGCTTCTTGAATTATTGATTTCTTTTTTTCAGCCATTTTGTTTTGTGTTATTTTTAAAAGTTTTTATCTTTCTTTTTAGTTTGGCAATAAAATATATACCGCCATATGATAATAAATATATCCTATTCTCGCAAAAAGCAAAAATTTCGCACATTTAAGTAATTTTTTTTATTTTAGTCTAATAAGAATTTATCTAATCCGTCATCCAAATCTTTATTTTCGATAATTCTTGATTCTGTAAATGGTTGTGCTTCATTACTATTTGCGAATATCCAAGAACCTGGAGTCGATGGTGCCGTAACAACATCCCACCCTATTAATTCGAAATCATCTTGTACTATTGAATTACCTTCATAGTCCTCTTCAAGTGTTCCAACACCTCTTGACGATACCCCGATTCTCCAACCTAATCTAAGCATGTTAGCAACCTCATCACCCTTAGTTGAACAGATACCCATTTCGATAAATCCTCTAGTTGTGTTGATTTGCATCTCACCCATAAGAGTTTTACCTTCCCACCATATTTTTGTAATATTATGTGATACTCTATCTATAGAAATAATTGAAGACTCTGGATGGTCAGCTTCACCTAACGCAGATTTGTTTTTAATTAATTCGTTGTAAGCAGTCGCTTGTGCCTTAAGAATACGTTCTGGATAGATTCTACCATTTCTGTTTTTAACACCCCACTTCTGTAACACTACAGTTACTAATAATGGTTCAACCATTGCAATTCCACCAGCGGCTACTTTTTTAACCTCGTTTACAAACACTTGGTTTCTTGTATCACTTGGGTCAATGTATCCAGCATCATGTTCAACCATGTACCCGAAACCAGTATCCCCAGCTTTCAACAATTTAATATCTTCATCTAATCTTCTTGACATAATCTATAGAATTTTATTATAAATACATATCAAGGCATAAAAAAAACCGAATCTATTAGGATTCGGCTTTAATTTAATTTTTCTTTTTGTGGAACTTAAAATGTTCATATTTGTCAAACACATCCTCGACTACCCTATCGGTTATGTCACCCATAACCCTTTTAAGTTCTGTTGACCTTAGCAACTTGGTTCCTGTTAATGTTCTCTGATACAATGTAATCTCACAACTCATGAAGCTTCGTTTACCGAATGCAATTCCCGATTCCCTCATATCCAAATCTATTATAGTTCTTACTCTATTAAATGATAGTGGTAAATTGTTGTGAATGTATTTCTTTAGTTCTTTCTTCAAGGAACTGATAACTGTTACGTATTGTTCTGTATCCTCATTTGTTGGTTCTCCCCATGCTGATATGTTTATATAAACACTTGTTGGGTTTTTGGAATCTACTTTTCCCGAAATAACTTTATAATCATTATAAGCTTTTCCCATTTTAATCTCTTTTCCTTTTTTAATCATATACCTGGTATTTTTACTAAGTATAATGAAAATATTTTAATAAGTCAAATGTTATTTTTTAACCCTACCGATAGATACGATTGCGTTTATGTTAGTAAATAATTTTGCCTTCCAACTAACACTAATATAAGAACCATCTTGTTTTTTAACATCACATATATATGTGTCAAACCCACCGTCTTTATCGAAAGCTTCCTCCGATGTTTTAATAATATCAGTTGGTTCCTTAACAAACTCATTCCAAGACTTACCAACACATTCTTCTTCTGTAAAGTTAGTAACCTTTTCCCAATCCCCATTAAGTGCTAGAAATTTATATGTATCTGGGGAAGTAACACAACGAATAATGTAGTCATCATGTTTGGTTGATAATTTATCAATGAACTCCAATTGCTTTAACTCTAATTTAGCTATTGTTAAGGTTAAATTTGATTTTATTTCTTTTTGCATTTCTCCGATATTTCTACAACTCTCTCATCTATGTGAGCCTTTATTTCTACAACTACTTCTGTGTTACTTTCTAGGTTAGATTTGATAACTTGTTGAAGCCCATCAGATGCAGCCGTTAATAATGGTAGCATTTCCTTCAACTCAGTAATTCTTTTCTCTTCTACTATTTCTAACTTAGCTAATAGGTCCTTCTTATCTTGTTGAACACTTTTAAGCCACTGCCACATAACATAGAACGTTGCACCAGCACCACCGAATATTTGTAATAATGGTTCTAATTCCATATTGCTAATACTTTAATCTATTGTTAGTGTTCTTTTTAAATCCAATAATTTAACTATTTCTTCTGAAAATGTTTCACTAACGTATTCAGTGTTTAATAATCTTTCCTTAACTGTAAGTAATTTTTCTTTGTTTGTAGATTCTGTTAATCTATCATTAACTGAGTCAATACAACTCATAATAGTTTCTTTGAATACCTTTTCTCTAGATTCACCATTATCACTCTCTAAAATAACATTAAGTACTTTATGCTCATCTTCGGTCAAATCAGAATACTTATCGTTAAATCTATCAACAGCCAAATTAGCTAACATACTAGTTGGTACTTCTGGTGACTCTACAATCACCTTTTCTTTATTTTCATTTATATACTTAACTACACCCATTCTACATTTAGTTACTTCTTGGATTGTTGATGGTGTAGTTTCTTTAAAGATTAAATCTGAAAGCGATTCATGTAATTCTTTCTTATTATACTCTGATTCTAACCTAACCTTAACCATTTGAGATTGGTTTACTAATTTAGCATTCTCCGCTATAATATCTTCTTTTTTGAACTTACTCAATAAGTTGACATTTTCTGTTATGAATAGATTGGCCGAAAATTGATTCTCATCAACTCTGGTCTCAATGTTATTATAAATTAAGAATTGTGCTTTGAGAATTTTACTTTCACTTATCGCTCTGATAAATCTCTTAACTATCTTTCTTTTCTCTATATCCTTATCAATGATTGATTCTACTAGAATATCATTGAACGCATTTTTTATTTTACCGAAGTTTTGCATGTATAGTATTTTTATATAAATATGTTTGCGGAGACTAAAAAAACAGTTATTCTTCTTCGTCTTCCTCTAATCCATCAATCATATTGTCAATATCCTCAATCATATTATGAACATCTTCATTAATTTTTAGGTTTTTATCATATATTTTTTCCCTAATGTAACTAGGCTTTTCATCGGTTTTAATCGATTCTGATAACTTATCTATATATGTCTGCTTATGCTTCGCAACCCTAACCGCTTGCTTACCTTTAAGTAACGCTTTTTGTTCGGTTAAAAGATTTTGTGTTCGTATTATTGATTCCTCAGTAGTTTCAGCGTCACCACCGCTTAAATCATCAGCACCAATATCCTCACCACCAACATCTACGGTTTCATCACCCTCTGGCGCACCTTCAATGTCTTCTGCACCACCTTCTTCACCAAAATCCATATCTTCTTCACCGAAGCCACCACCTCCGAAGCCACCACCTCCACCAGCTGGACCTCCACCTTCTTCACCTTCACCTTCTTCTGGTGCACCACCTCTTTTGGCAACTTCAATATCACCATAGATTCTATCAACCTTATCAAACATACCAGTGTTCTTAATAACTTGTGAAGTATTCTCAAGTTCAGCCGCAGCCGCTTTCTCCATTCTTTGTTCAAGAAGGTCTTGTTTAATTTCATCATCAGACCATCCAAGGATTTCTCTTTTACCCTTAGTCATACTCATTGCACCGAAACCATTACCAGCATCAGACACAGCATCCTTATAAAGTGTCATTTTAGCTTGTAAGTGTTCAATCTTAAGCATCTCAGCTTGCACTGATGGGTTGTTAAGTGAAAGAGTAAAATTATCTAACTCTTCCTCGAACCCTAGAATGTATAAATGAACTATAGCAATCTTATTCAACTCCATAAGCATGGCTTGTTGAATTCTGTTCACCGTTCTAGAGAATCTAATGTCTTGTAATGCAAGGTTTTTACCCTCACCAACAGCGTCTTCAAATCCTAAGAAAGACTTAGGGACTCTTAGTGCCGTAAATAATTTTCTTTGTAGGTATTCAATATCTGCAATTTGGTCAAGATTCTGTGCCCCAGCCAATGTATCAATTGGGTTTGGTGCATCTTCACTTCTAACTGGAATAAAGAAATCTTGGTCATTAGCCATTTGGTTGTACTTCAAATCAATTTGACCTGTTTGTGGGTCAACAACTGGTGTACGTTTAAACCTATTGGCAATCTCATCTACATATGCTGGTACATCTTCATCATCGATATTACCGACATAGATTTTGTATACTCTTCTTTCTGGTGCTCTAGTAACCCTATAGATTAACATAGCATCCTCCGAAAGTAATAATTGTTTCCAAATCCTTCTAGCCTTTTCAAGTACAGATGTTCCATAAGGAAGTCTTCTATCATCACCAAGCAAACGGAAGTGTGCTATTTGCCAAGAAGAGAATTCAATATCTCTACCTTTCCAATAGAACTTAACCTTACCATCATTATCTTCTTCACCAACTGCGTGTTGTCTAGAAATAGCATCATAGATACTACCCTCTCTTCTTTCCATTTCGAAGTTAGGCATTTGTCTAGCACCCATTACACCAGCCTTATCATCAATATTTAAAAAGACAAAATCATCTCCATATTTACATAGGTTTCTTGTCCACATTGGTAATGATGTATGAATATCTAATCTATTATGGAATAAGTCTTTTAAGATTTTCTTTACCCTCTTTGAATCTGAGTAGATATTAATAACCTCACCCTTATCATTAACGGTGGTTGCTTCTTCCATCATAATATCTAAAGCAGCGGCAATCTCTGGATAAAACTCCATGTTTTCAAAATCAGAATATGAGCCAATACGAGTAGTTTCATAATGAATGGATTGTTGGAAAAGTTCGTTATCGACCTTTTTCCATTGTCCACCAAGATACTTAGTTTGTTGGGCTTGTAATTTCGCTGCTTCATATTCTGACTTGTTGTCTGTTTTTAATAATTCTCCCTTCCCAATAGAATATCTATTCGTTTGGTTTTTTGGTACGTTAACACCATCTGGACCGAACATTGTGTTCATTCTTTGGTAAACTGTGAGTTTCTTCTTAGCCATAATCTAATTTTTCTATAATGTAATGTAAATTAATAATAAATAAACAGTTACTGTACATAATCACAAGCAACATATGCTACTTTGTGTTGTACGCCATCAATTACTGTTATTGTTAACATATAGGTTACCTTCCAATCCTCTCCTTGAGAACGTGGTACGGCTGAACAATAGAATTTATTCTTTTGTTCAATCTTACTTCCTCTCTTACTTGATTGTAATGGTGACCACTTATATAATTTTCCACCTTTTTGTGTACCATTTTTTCTTGTAAATACCTTCTTCCCTAATCCCATACTTCTTATCTTGTTCCACTAAACAACCACATATAATCTCCATTAGGGTCTTGCATATTACCAGACACATTTGGGTTAAACCTTGGTCGCGGAGCGGTCTTTTTTCCTTTGTTATTTTTTGCGACAAACCCACCATCATAACTAGCATTCTTAGGGTCGGCACCAGAACTACCAGTACTCCAACTATTAAGAATTGCTTTATTTTGGGCATTCGCCTTTTCTAGGTTTTTAAATGAGTATTCTAATACCCATAAGGCCATACCTAAGGCCATAAGTAAATCATCATGATAACCTTCCATGTGGTCTGGTCTACCATTTTTATATACGAATGTTTTCATTTCAGATACAAGTCTTCTTGACTTAATCTTAACCGCATTTTCTCTAAGTACTCTTTCTAGATTTGCAATCATAGGAAGACGAACACCGTTGGCATTGAAACCTGGCATTTTATCCTTATTCTTAACCCTATTTATTCTAGCCTTATTTGGTAGTATACTTGTACCAGTAGCTGGTTTATCATAATGTAATAGCTTTTGACTATAATTCATCTCAATTAACTTAAGTACAGTTTATACACCCATACCACCAGCAATATCAACTACGGTATATGCGTTATACATATTTCCATATTTGAATACGTGATAAGCAAGTAAATCTGGTTGAATCTTACCTTGATATTCAAATACTTGTTCCATGGTTGTAAAATCAACAATAACGAT